GCAGGCAACACCACAGTGACTCCAGCGGTCGGCTCCATTACTGGGCTGGGTACTGGGGTTGCGACTGCTTTGGCGGTCAACGTAGGCTCTGCTGGTGCTTTTGTGACGTTCAATGGGGCTTTGGGTACACCAAGTAGTGGTACGGTTACCAACCTAACTGGCACTGCATCGATTAACATTAACGGAACTGTTGGCGCAACATCTACAAATACGGGTGCGTTTACTACTGTAAATGCAACAACTGTAACGGCAACAACTGGTATTTTCGGAGGAACATTCTAATGGCGGCTACAAACTTTACCCCTATTTCGCTGTACTACAGCACAACTGCGGCGGCAACACCGTCTTCTGGAAATCTTGTTGCAGGCGAGTTAGCACTTAATACAGTTGATGAAAAATTGTATTTTAAGAACAGTGCGGGTACTGTCAAACTGCTTGCCAGTAATGCAGGTTCAGCGGGTTCAGTTACAAGCGTTGCGGCTACTGTCCCTGCGTTTTTGTCAATTGCAGGTTCTCCAATTACCACAAGCGGTACGTTGGCAATTACTTTGTCTGGTACTGCTTTGCCTGTTTTAAATGGTGGTACAGGAACTACCACTTCAACAGGAACTGGTAATGTAGTTTTAAGTACCTCTCCTACATTGGTAACTCCTGTTTTGGGAACACCTACTAGCGCAACTTTGACAAACGCAACAGGCTTGCCTATATCAACTGGTGTGTCTGGTTTGGGTACGGGTGTAGCAACATTTTTAGCAACTCCTACAAGTGCAAATTTAGCATCTGCTGTAAGTGATGAAACGGGTTCTGGCTCATTAGTATTTGCTACATCACCTACATTAGTTACACCTATATTAGGCACGCCTACAAGTGGCACGTTAACTAATGCAACAGGATTACCTTTAACAACAGGAGTTACAGGAACATTGCCTATAGCCAATGGTGGTACAGGACAAACAACAGCAGGTGCGGCATTTAATGCGCTTTCCCCCATTACAACTACAGGGGACTTAATTCTTGGTAACGGCACTAACAGCGCAACAAGACTGCCAATTGGCACAAACGGATATGTGTTGACGGTTAGTGGAGGAACTGCCGTATGGTCGGCAAGTGGATCGGGAACAGTTAATAGCGGTACACAATATCAATTAGGATATTACGCTACTACTGGGACTGCTATTAGTGGCAATTCAGGTATTGTTACGAATGTATCAAACCAATTAGGTATTGGTGTTAGTCCTACTGCAAGGGTAGGAATTCCAGTACCTTTATATTCGGCATCTAATACTAATGGGATGATTCGTTTTCAAAACCCAGATGTATCTGCTGACTCTTGTCTTCAAAGTTATTATGTAACAAGTGCAGGTTCTGAACTTGTAATTGGGGCTAATGCTTACAATGACACAACTGGTGCAATTTTAAGATTTAATTCAAGTTACGCAACATCAGCTATAAATCTTAGACGTGATGGAACTATTGGTTTTTTAACTAATACTTCAAGTGGAGACGCTGTAACTCGTGTAACTGTAGGAAACACAGGCAATGTAACTTTTGGGGCTAATATTGGACTTGGCGGTACAACTCCAACCACATCAGGCACAGGCATCACATTCCCCGCAACTCAATCAGCATCAACAGACGTTAATACGTTAGATGATTATGAAGAAGGTACATTTACACCAACTATTTTATTTGGCGGAAACAATGTTGGTATGGTGTACAACAGGCAGTATGGAAAATACACAAAAATTGGTAATCGTGTTTTTATAAATATTTATGTATCAATTTCACCTACAAAAGGATCATCAACAGGAACTGCTACTGTTGCTGGTCTACCATTTCAAAATGTAAATGATCCTGCAGGTGGCAATGGGGCAGAAACTCCTTGTGCTTTTAACCCCCCTCAAATTTTATATTCTGGAATAGTTACTGCATATGTAGAAAATAATGCAACTTACATACAATTAGGATCGGTAACTGAGGGAGGTTTTAATAGTGGTATGAGTGAAGCAAATTTTCAAGGTAATTCGGCTGTTTTACTTATGTGTCATTATCAAACCTCTTAAACGGATTGTTCAAACTAAACACAAAACATAGGAAATTAAAATGTCTTTAACTAAAACTACTACTGTTGACCAAATTACAGTAACAGAAAACGGTATTGTCCTGTATCGTGAAGCAACTCGCATCATGGAAGATGGCAATGAAATTAGTAAAACCTACCATCGCTTATCTCTTGTGCCAGAGCAAGACTTAACTGGTGTTCCTGCAAATGTAGTTGCTATTTGCAATACTGTTTGGACAGATGAAGTTAAAACTGCTTATAGAGCAATGGTGGAAGCAAATCAAGCCAAACTAGGGGCATAATATGACTGCAACGGTAAACGCATCAACTTCAGCATTTGGGTGGAAGGAAGTGCTAACGATACTAACAGAGCGTATAACTGCATTGGAAAACAAATAATGACTAAATTTAATTGGCAAATTGATGCGTTAAAGAATCCTACACAAGTTAGTGGATTGCCTTGGAGTGCATAATGGAAAAGGTCACGCTACCCCTCAACCTCATCAATACCATCATGGGCTATTTAGGTAAACAGCCCTATGAACAAGTGTTTCAATTTTTTGCTGAAGTGCAAAAAGAAGCACAAGTACAGACTCCTCCACCACAAGATAAGCCAAATGACTGACACCGAAAAAGACTTGGCAGTCCACGTTGCTGTCTGCGAAGAGCGTTATTCACATATAGCGCAATTGCTCAAAGACGGTGAAAAGCGCATGACCAAGATCGAGTATTTGATTTATGGCGTGATGCTCCTTGTCCTTCTTGGCCCTAATGTAGCAGGACAGTTCTTTAGCAAACTTTTTGGGTTGTGAAATTGATCCCGTCACAATTAGTTTGGCATTTGCTGGCGCTAAAGCGGCAGTTAGTGGCATTAAGGAACTAATCAAACTTGGCAAAGATGTCAATGAAATTGGTCAGGGAATTGTTAAGTATTTTGAACACAAGAGTGTCATTGAAAAAGCAGAAGTAGTCAAAGAACGAGAGCAAAGGGAAGCCAATTGGAATAAAACCAATGGCGTAAAAAACAAAAAGACAGATGCAGAGTTGACCGCAGAAGCCTTTGATATTGTGATGAAAAAGAGGGAGTTGCAAAGGCAAGAGTATGAATTGTATGAGTTGTTAATTTGGTCAGGTCAAGGCGATGTTTGGCGTGATATGTGTGCGGTTCGTGATGAAATGAAAAAACAAATAGCCGAAGATGAGGCTATAACCGCAAACAAAAAAATCTTTGACAATAAAAAAGCGCAAGAGCAAAAAGAATTAAAGCAAGATTTGGGTTGGTGTGCATTTGTAATTGGACTGGTTGCTGTGGCTTTTTATGCTTTTGTTGATTGGGGTATAAGCAAAGGACTTTGGAAATGAGTGCAGAAAAAATTCAAGAAATGGAAAGCAAAGGACAACTTATTGAAAAGATTACCTTTGCCTTACTCCCCCTTCTTTTCTCTTGTGTTGTCTATCTGATGAGCGCCCTGTCAAATTTGGCGCATGAAGTCACAATTCTTAACAGTAAGATTTCTCTTGTTGTTACTTCAGACAACAAACAAGCATCCAATACTGGAGCCGAACTAGCCCGTGAAAAATTGCGTCAAGACTTAGAAAAAGAGATTCAACGCAACCGTGATCAGATTGCCGAGAATCGAATGCACATTGCTATTCTTGAGGAAAAAACTCCAGTTAACAAAACAATCAAAACTTTAACAGGAAAAGACTAACATGATTCCAATTATTGCATCACTGCTAGGCACATTGGCTGAAAATGGTTTAGGTCTTTTATCTTCTGCAATCCAAGCCAAAGGCAAAGAGGTTGTTGAAAACGCTCTTGGTGTAAAGATTTCTGATAATCCAAGCCCTGAAGAGGTTAGCAAACTTCGTCAACTGCAATATGACCATGAAGAAAGACTTCTTGAATTAGGAATTGAAAAGGCGCGTTTAGAACAAGAAGAACTCAAAGCCTTATTGGCCGCCCAAGCCAATGAAGAAAATAACATCTCTACGCGGTGGGAGGCTGATATGGCATCAGACTCTTGGCTATCCAAAAACATTCGCCCTATGAGTCTTGTAGCCATTTTTACTGGGTATTTTTTGTTTTCCATGATGTCAGCCTTTGGATTGAATGCCAATGAAGCCTATGTCAATCTGTTGGGACAATGGGGGATGTTGATCATGGGCGCTTATTTTGGCGGCAGAACCATTGAAAAACTTGCAGAAATGAGGAAAAACAAATGAGTCTAAGTCAAGAACAAGCCGCATTCTTGCTAGATGCTTGCGCCCTCATTAAATACGCTACAGAACAAGGTTTTGTGGTTACTGGTGGGGAGTTGGCTCGTACCCCAGAACAGCAAGCCATTTATGTAAAAACAGGGCGCTCCAAAACCCTTAATTCAATACACCTTAAACGCTGTGCCATAGACTTGAATTTCTTCAAGGAAGGGCAGATAATATGGGACAAGGGCATTCTTGCGCCATTGGGTGCTTATTGGGAGACTTTGAACCCTAAAAACCGTTGGGGTGGAAACTTTAAGTCTTTAGTGGATTGTCCTCACTTTGAACGAAATGTGGGGTAAGGCATGACAACCGCATCGGTAATGACCTATGACTCCCTCGTGGAGAACATTCAGTCCTATTTAAACAGGACGGATACGGCGACCCTTGAAAAAATTCCTCTCTTTATTATGTTGGCAGAGCAAATCATTGCCGCACAGATTAAATTTCTTGGAAACTTGACCGTTCAAGAATCCACAATGGTTTCCAACCAAGCGGTTATTGACAAGCCTGCGCGTTGGCATAAAACAGTTTCGTTCAACATTTCAGTGTCTGGTGCAAGACAACCCGTGTTGTTACGAAAATATGAGTACCTTCGTGAGTATTGGCCAGATGCGACCAAAACTGGTATTCCCGCATATTTTGCGGATTACGACTACACCCACTGGTTGGTGGCTCCTACTCCTGCTACAAACTATACGTTTGAAATCTTGTATTACGAGCGCATTCAACCTTTGGATTCTTCAAATCAGACGAATTGGTTTACAACTTATGCGCCGCA